TTCTAGTTGTTTCTTAGTTTTTTCAGGCATAATACTTAATGTATAGTGGGTTTTAAAAGATTTAGCAAGTCTCTTCCATTGTGATTCATAATATTATCATACTCTTGTTCAGTAAGGTTGTTATGGTACAACATTTTCGCTACACCCATCATTGCACCCGCTAAAAGTATCTGTTCTTCCTGACTTGTTACTGCTGTGTCGGAAAAATTCATTAATTCGTTAAAATATTCCTGTAATTTAGTTGTTGCGTTTTGCATTGTTTTGATTTTGTTTATCTAGATTAACATTTGCACGCAATTGTGCAATATCTTCGTTAGAATCTATCTTATCTTGAGCAATTTTTGCGGTTTGATCAAGTTTTGCACCATCTAATTCAATTTTTTGTTGGTCATTTTGTGCTTTTCGTTGAATATCTTGTGCTTTTAACTGTAATTCTTGTTGTTTTAGTTCAACAAGAGGGTCTTGACCTTGACCTTCCATAGATTGTTGCTCTTCAATAAACATTTCTTCAATAAATTCTGTTGCTTTTAACGAAATTTGACGTTCCATCTCCTCTTGGAATTGAGCTTGTAGTTCAGGAGGTAGTTTACCACCAAATTTAGCTGCTTCCGCTTGTACTTGTTCTTGATTTTCTTCTTCAATCATTTGTCTTGCTAATAAAGATACATGTTCCATGACATGTGCTTGTAATAATACAGTTGCTTGAGGATTATTACGAACTAACATGGACGACATAAAAGTTCTATGAGCATCAATGTGTGCTTGGTGTTCTTGATTTCTAAAAGGAATTAATTTTTTACCAAGTAATGAGTCAGAATTTTCTAACGCAGGATCTTTTGGTTTTGGTGTATCTGGTGGAGGTAAAATAGCATCAATATCTTTTACTCCAAGTGATTGATACATTCTTTTATACGCTTCATATATGTTATGTGACTTCGGATCAGACTGTGCCATCTGTAATTGTGTTTGTGCCAACGTAACACGCTGAGACATAGAAAAAATATTTGGATCAGACACAGGCATAATATCAACACGTTCGTCAAAGTCAGTTGATTTAACACTTGGTACAGCATTACTACCTACATCATAAGGATACCTTTGAGGTAAAAATTCTTTAAATACTTTTGCTAATAAATTAAATTCTGTTTTTTGTGCATAGTGTAATCTTTTATGTATTGCACTCATGACTCTTGATCCTCTTTCAATCAACGCCATAGTTGTTCCTACGGGTGCATTTGCTGCTACACTGTCACCAATTTTTTGATCAGCAATAGAAGCAAAACGTTGTCCAGCCTGTACAACAAATCCTAGTAATTGAAATAAAGTTTGATCGGCCCCTTTGTAAGGTAAAGGCATGAGTCCTGCACGTAAATCGCCACTTGGTGCATCTACATCTCTAAACTCACCAGGTTGTATTGGAGAGTCATCATCGGCAATACGTAATCCTCGGGCTTTAAATCCTGCTGGTAAATTTGCTAATGTTCCTGCATCAAGTAATTGTCTAAGAGCTGCTGTTGCAGTTCTTGATAAACCACCGAGCATATGAATTAATCCATAACCATAAAAACCAAGGCCAGGTAAAAATTTATAATGTACAAAATATTGTTTTTTCTTTTTTAAAGGATCTTGTTCATCATAGTTTCTGTATACCGATAAAACATTACCAGACCCTTCGTCTATTGTTACAATGTAAGGTAATTTAATTCCGTCAGGATCTTCAAATCCTGGCACGTCTAAATCAACATGCATTTCTAATAATGTATATGAATTATTCTTGTAAGACCCTGTTTCTTTCACACCATCCAAACGATTAACTTCTGTTTGAATACTATTTGTTTCAGCATCTTCATATTCTTCTAAATCTACATCACGGTAAAAACCTGTGACTTGTAATTTACGAATATCGTTTTCTGTTCTTTTTAATACATGTGTAATTCTCTCTGCTGTTCCTAAATCTGTTGCGGTGTACGGAACAATTAATTCTTCACTAGGAATAAACTTTGATACAGCTCTTCCCATTGTAGAATCATAATAAACTTTTTTAAAACTAGAACCAGATAGAGGTAAATAAAATAACATTTGATCTAAGTCAGGATCAAAGTCTTCCATAACGTGCATTACTTGGTAGTTCATAAACTCTTGTACACGTTGAGCTTGTTGTTCTTTTTGTGGATCAGATTTACCAATCATTTGTACTCTGACTGGACCATTTGCAGGTAATAATTCTTTATAAGCTTGCGCTTGAAACTGTGTAACTGTTTCTGATAATAGAGGGTGTGTTACACCACTTGCTCCTTGAAAAGGTTGTGATCTTTCTTCATATTTAAATCCAAGTAGTTTTAATCCTTTTGCGTAAGCATCATACCACTCTTCTCTAGAAGAATTGTCTTCTTTGTAATCACCAACAAGATCAGATGATATGTCCTGTAAGTCTTTCTCATCCATGTACTCAGCTAAGTTAGAATCAAATTGTACTTCTTCTTGTTCACTCATTGGATTGACTAACGCCCCTCCGTCTTCTGTCATTTCAATGTTATCAACTGTTAATTCATCAGGAGTCTCTACCGTTACTTCTTCAGTTATTACTTCTGTAGGCTCACCCGTTATTCTTCTCTCAACCATTATACCTCAAATATATCAATATGCTCGACAAGTCCACCTTGTGCTTTATGTGTTTTATAGGGTTCTAACATCTCAGGAGTAATTTTAATAGCAAAAACTGGCTCCATATCTTTTTTGCTAGGTATTGTGATAGGTTGAATTCTATAATTTGGATTGGATACAAGTAGTTCCCTTGCTTGATCTTCATTGGTTAACGTTGCTACCATATTACCATTTTGATCGGTGACACGGTATTGCGTTGAACCCCTTCCACCTTTTAATTGTACAGGCATGGTAATTATTTCTGAATTATTACTCTGTGCTTGTTTCTTCAAAATCTTTTCTAGCGTCGAGGTATAGTGTTTTCCGCTTTCATCAATAGCATTAGGGCCCCCATAAAACTCGTCCATACCAATACCTTTGTATTGTGAATCTATAAATTGACCATTTCGTTTAAAAGCATCAAAGCGTCGTTGTTTATCAGCTGCTCTATCGGCTGCTGGTGTCGAAGCATCTCCTTTAAAATTATATCGGTTACTGACATATTTTGATGGTGACACCGCGTAATACGCTGACGCATCAGGATCTTTTAATACAAACTTTCTATATGCTAGTTCATATAAATCTTTTTTAATTAAAGCATCTGCCCACTCGTCTCTATTCTTAAACGGTAAGTCAGGAAAGAGTCCTGCCATGGTATTAGAGTCAACGGACAATACTTCATCTAACATGTTATTAATATTATCATTTAACAATCCTGCTAAACGATCTATCTGCGGTTGATCTATTTCTCTTGTTGCAATGTAGTTATTGACAACCTCATCTACCTCTGCTTCTAATTTATTAATACGTTGTGCTACAACGTTTACTTCATCCTCTGTTTTTGTTAGTGGTCTAAAAACAGATTTATTTTTTTCAAAAAACTCTATTGCTGCTTGTGCTGTTCTATTGAGTCCTTCTATGTTTGTGCCAGCACCAACGCCGTCTTCTTGTATCTTACGAAGGGCCGCGGCCAATTGTTGTTTACGCCCTGCCGCTGCTTGTAATAAATCGGATTGTATCTCATCGGCAAATGTCACACGAACCACGCCGCTCGGATCAACGCCCGATGCCTTGGTTATCTGTTCTTGTAACGCGTTATTCTTAACAACGAGCTCATCCATTTGATTAACTAGACCTGGGCTTATTTCATCTAATTGGTCAGCATATTTTGCTATAACAGATAGTTTGGGAATATCAGAACCAAAATCAATCATCATATCATTAATGTCTGCTTGACTCATTCCTCGTTGATTAGCTAGTCGTTCTATTTTACTTCTTGCCTCAGCATATAAACCTTGCAAACTTCGTTCATTTTTTGTTTTTTCTTTTGTGAGTTTGTTTACATTTATTTTTGTCTGTGGTCCTTCTACCTTTGGTGGTACAAATCCATAACGGTCCGAGAGCCGCGTCCAACCGACAATATAAGTATCTTCTTCATTAGGTATACCAAATTCATGACGATTTAAATTTTCTCCACCAAACATGGATACGGGATAGTCGCCCGAGTCACCTGGTAATTTATTTCTATCTAAGTATAAAACTCTTTCACGTTGTGTTTCTGGTATAGAACCAGGTTCAAAGTATCCTTCATAACGTGTTCTTTTCACGCCGTTTGGATTGATCATCTCGGACCCTTGACCTGTTGCGTGTACTCGCATACCGCTGATCGGCGCTGATCTAACTTGTGAAATAATTTCTGTTTTAGATATAGGAGAAGTATCATCATATAATTTAAGAAGAGACCCAATACGATAATCGTCGACCTCGGATTTTTTAATTCTGTTCTTGTTTAAGAAATCAAGGACCTCTTGTTTGTTTGCAAACTGTTCAGGTGCGTTTGTCATTGCACGTTCTATGTCTGAATAGAAGACAGACGTCATCGGTTGATTTGTTAATGGTGTAACCTCAATAGGGTTGTCTGTACCAATCTCTACTCTTTCATCAGGAGTCGGATCAAAGATATCCTCTTGTGATCTTACTTCTTTTTCTCTGTCCAAACTTTCTTTTTGTTTTTTTGTTTGATTTGCTAATTTTTCTTTTGGTGTTGGTATTGGTGCAACCTCGTTAACAGGCGCTTTACCAAATGCCTTAAAGAAAGGTAACATAAGATTTGCTGTTTCATATGATCCTTCGGGAAGGTCATCTTGAAATATATCTAGGTCTTCAGGTAAGCCTGGACCTGCGGGTCTTTGTTCTACTATACCACCTTTAGCATATTTCATATCGTCCAAAATATCTTCTCCTATATCTAAAAAATCATCTTCTGGCATAGCACCAAAAGTTTGTCCATCTATTTTTGTTATTGATCCTGACTCAGCTAGTTGCGTATCAAGGTTCATCATTTTTGTTATAATACTTCTTTTTTGATCACCTGACTCAGCTTCTTTAAACAAAGCTTTTAATTGTTTAATTTCTTTTCTTATATCTTGTTCTGCTCTATTTGCTCCACGTCCCTGTAAAAATAAATTATTTATTTCAAGAGTTCTTTCTATATTCTCTTCAACAGCTTCTATATGACCTAGTTCAACTTTTTCAAAAGGAACTTTACCGTCTCCAAATAAGTTGGCAACGTCTTCTAACTCATCGTTGTAAAACATTCTCTCTACGTTAAACTTTTCTCGTCCAATAAGAAGTTCAGATAATCTATCAATATCAATATTTTTTATTTGTTCTATAGCTTCTTCTACAGTCCCTCCTGATTCAATTATTCTCTCCACGCCTTTTGCTAAAAAATCTTTTCCTCGAACAGGGTCTATAGGAAAATCAGCTTGTTTAAGTTTTTCTCTTAGTTTATTTCTTACACCATCTCTAATAAGTCTTTGTGGTTCCGATAAAACATATTCAAATTCTTTAACATATTTAGTGGGTTCTATTGTTTCTCGAATAGCATAAGGAGAAGCCAAAGGAAACTCATCTAGTTGAGGTTTTAATAATGGTAAGATGTTTTGTAATTTACCATTTGCTAAACTTAATAACCATTGTTCTTCATTTGTTAGGTTTTTTAAAGCACCTCCTTTAAAAGGTTTGTCTGCCATAGATACTTCGTCACCTATATGTTTTGCTAACTCAGGATCTTCTTTAAATATTTTTATTAGTTCTCTAAAAGTTATTTTACCTCCACCTACTGATTCTATTTCTCCTGCTTTCCATTTTTCTATTTGATCGGATGCACGTATAGCTAAATCTTGTGACCTATCTGTTGCTGTTTTTAAACCTACAACCTGACCTTGTTTTCTAGCTGCTGTAATTTCTTCTGCTGTAATAAGTTTTTGTTGTTTAGCAGCGTCTCTCATAGCACGTAGAGTTTTTTCTGGTGTCTTTCTATATAAGGCTGCTATTCTAAAAGGATCACCACTTTTCATAATGTCAACATAATCTAAAAGTATTTTTTGTTTTTGTGGATTTAATCCTACACCTCTAACTCCTTTAGGTAAATCTTGAAAAATTTGAAATTGTGCTACGTCAACAGCGTCTATTTTTGCTTTTACTTCTTTTACTTCTTCTACTGTTTTTGGTGCTGTAATAGGTTCACCAGGAGTTAAGAAAGGATCGCCTGGCTCTTCTGTTTTACCAATAATATCTCTTGGTGTAGTACCTTCTAAATTTCTTGGTGGTACGGCTGCATTTAAATTTAATTTGTCATAAGCCTCATCTGATAATTCTGTTATATCTACAGAGCCAGCATATTCATCAATGTGTTGAGGATTCTCTGTTATTACTTTTAAAGCTTTTGTTGTAACTTGTGTTTCAGGGACACCAAATTTTCTAAAATAATTAGAAACAGGCGCTAAAGCTTTACCAGCTTTTGTAAAAGCTGTGGCTCCAACAGAAAAGTCTGCTAAACTAAAAAGAGCTGTTGCTCCTTCCATAGGAGTAATTTCCTTATCCATTTGCATTTTACCAAAAATCTCATGAATATCTTTCCATAAAAATTTTGCTGTACCTGAAGCACCTTTTAAACTTCCAAATAACTGAGCATATTTATTATTATCAATAAGTTCAGGAAATTTATTTCCTATATTATAAAAAAAATCTGCACCCGCTTTATAAGCAGGTGATAAAGATACACTTGTTTCTTCCTTTTGTTCAGGTGTTCTAAAAATACCTACCCCTGTAGGATCTCCTAAATCAATCGTTTTTGGATAATTTGCAAGTTTTCCAAATTTATCAACATAATTTTGTATCGATTGTTCTGCTAAATCACCTTCTACTTTGTATTGCTTTTCAAGTTCTTCTTTAAATTTAGAGGGTTGTTGTAATAAATCAAACGCTGTAAAATTACTTACACCAGAATCTTCATCTTCATCAATTTGTAAAAAATCAGGTTGTGTTTCGTCTACCATTAGTAATATTCTCTCGGTTCAATGTATCGTGGTTCATCCACATAATCAGATTCTAGACTGATAAAGTTACCCTGTCTAAATCGCAACAACGCTTGTGTTGTTGAATCGACTAAATCGTCATGCTCACCATAAGGGAAAGCGGCACATTCTTCAATAACTTCTTCTGCCCAACGTTCGTCAGGAGCCCATACTTGTCCCGCTTCAAAAAGGGGAGCTACGGAGTTTACACGTACATGCTTATCGTTGCCCTTACTAGGCGTATAAGTTACTACAGGAATTCCTAATTGTCGTAGCTCCTGTGTTAAGGGCATACCAGTTGCTTTCGCTTCGATCAAGATAGTTTCGGGTTCCCAGTATTTATATTCTTCTAACGCAACTTCTTTGAGCTCGGGAAAATCCCATCTACCCTTTCTAGATTTTAAAAGTATAATGTGCGGTGGTCCGTGTTCCACGGGTTTAAATACACCCCACGTTGTTATCGCACTAAAGTCTGCTGTCTCTCTTTTACTGAATGCTGTATCATAACTTTGTATAATATGCATCAAAGGTGGTATGTCATCTTTTGGCCACATTTTCCACCACTCACGTTTAATAATTGAACCTTCT